CCAGTTACGCCGCAGCGTGTTCGTCGATTCTTTCCATCCGGAATAGTAAGACGCGCCTGCTGCGCCCTGCGTGCGGACGCGGTATTTGTAGTAATTGCCCGCCGTCGTGGGCGGCGCAACCGACAAAGACGTCGCCGTCGTTGTCGTGAGTGCTGTCCAGCTTCCCCACGTTTTGCCGTCGCTGGATTCGCAACGCTGCACCTCGTAGCCGGCTATCGCGTTGCCATAGCCCGCCGTCGCGCCAGACCAAGAAAGCGTTACGTTGCCCGTTGCAAGCGTGCTTGAAAGCGCGCAGGCCGTAGGCGCTCCGCAGGCCGTCCAGTTACGCCGCAGCGTGTTCGTCGATTCTTTCCATCCGGAATAGTAAGACGCGCCTGCTGCGCCCTGCGTGCGGACGCGGTATTTGTAGTAATTGCCCGCCGTCGTGGGCGGCGCAACCGACAGAGACGTTGCCGTCGTCGTCGTGAGTGCTGTCCAGCTTCCCCACGTTTTGCCGTCGCTGGATTCGCAGCGCTGCACCTCGTAGCCGGTTATTGCGTTGCCATAGCCCGCCGTCGCACCCGACCAAGAAAGCGTTACGTTGCTCGTTGCAAGCGCGCTCGACACATTGCAGGCCGTAGGCGCTCCGCATTTGCTGTATTCCTCATAATTGACAGTTATTGTAAACTCTCGCATATAGGAAGTAGCATTAAACGTGGTATTCGCCTTTGCGTAAAGCATGAAAGAGCCGGTCGCAAACTTCTCAATATCGGCTTGCGTGTAGTTCATTTCGCCGTTGAGTGTTTGCCTATAACTTGTCATGGGGAAACTTTTCGCAGGCGCTGCCGGGCTTCCGTCTTTGCTGCCGATTGCGAACCAATGCAAGTCCCACGTGTCGTCAACGTCGTACGAGCTTGCAGACATTGCGAGCGTATACAATATGCCCGTTATGGTCATTCCGGCGGGAATGCTCTCGCCGCTGACCGCAATACTTCGTCCGTTTGTGCCCGCATTGAGACCGGTATCGCCGTCGCTGTCGACAAATACGCCCGAATATGTTACAGATGGCATAACGCGCACCCCCTCGCTTTATCAGGCATAGACAGCACCGACAATCCTTGTCGCTTTCAACGTGCCGTTGATCGTCATATCGCCGTCGAGAGTGTTATCGGCGACAATAGTCCCGTCCGGGGTTGTGCGCAGCATCTTTTGAGCCGAAACGCCGGACATTTTGCCCCCGCGCGTGATATTGCCGTGCGCATGATTGTCGAACGTGGTCTTCGGTACGACCTCGACTTCGCTCTTGCATTCACGATGACCATATACAGCCATGTAATCACCCTCCACCGGTTTTCTTGTGGTTTCCTTGTTTCTGTGATCCTCTAACGCTCATTTTCGCGTTTTTTGATCGTTACCAATTTTCCCGTTCGTCCATAGCCTTTTTATGCTCGAATTCCTTCTCGCGCTGTGCCTGCGCTGCCGGTTCGGACATGTAGCCGCCCCAATTCATGAGAAGGAAGCGCAGCGCATGGAAGTTCGGCGGGAAATATTCCTCTTCTTCGACCTCGACAATCTCTTCGTCTTCCGAAAGCCGCTTGCCGTTGTCGTATTCGACGTGCTTGACTTTGTAATGCTTTTTGACCTTCATCGTGAAACCACGTGCAAGCCGATACATTTCCGATTCAAGCACTTCGATTTCTTCGTCGCGGTTCTTTACCTTGACAATGCGCGGCGCATTTATGGCGTCCAGAAATTCCGGATACTCATTTTTGCACCGTTCCCACGTCCGGCGGGAGACGCCCAGCATGTCGCGCATTTTCGCTTGAGAAATACCGTTTTGCGCCATAAGGCGGACAACGTCGAGTTGTGGCCTTATGGTCGTTTCATATGCCGGTTTGCGTCCCGCCTTTTGCGGCGTCTTGTTCGGCGTCATTCATACATCACACCTTGTCAAGCTTTGCCCACGTCAGAGGCCCGCAAATGCCGTCAGGCGTCAAGCTGTTTGCCGTCTGAAAGGCTTTGACTGCCTCCACCGTTTCAGCGCCGCAATTGCCGTCAATGCCATACAGCGGAAGCGCACAGCCTGCCTTGACAAGCTTCGTTTGCATTTCGCGAACGACGTCGCCCTTGCTGCCCTTGCGGATTGTCGGCCTGTCGGTCGTCGTGGGTTTGCTTTCGGCGGGCTTCTGCGTCGTGCTGCCGGTCGCGGCCTTGAGCTTCGCCCATGTCAGAGCGCCGCAAATGCCGTCCGGCGTCAAGCTGTTTGCCGTCTGAAAAGCTTTGATCGCTTCGACGGTTTCGTCGCCGCAATGCCCGTCAATGCCGAATCGCGGAAGCGTGCAGCCTGCCTTGACAAGCAGGGTTTGCATTTCGCGCACCTTGTTGCCCTTGCTGCCCTTCCTGATCGTCGACGTGGCGGTCTGCTGTGCTGCGCTGCTTGCGCCCGCTGCCGCTTTCGCCCGCTCGACTTCTTCCGGCGTGTATTCGATGTAAGGGCAAAGCCCCCAAAGCTTGAAACTGCTGCGCGCGGAAAGCTTGTTTCGCTGCACGCCATAAGAGACGCCGCGAGCCTCCACCACGTAGCCGCCGCCCACGTAAACGCCGACATGTCCTTTCGTGCTTGACCATACAAGCAAGCCGGGTATTTCCGGCATGTTCGAGACGTTGCCTTTGATCTTCGTCGCGCTGTACATGCCGTTCGACCCCTTGTCGGGCAGGCTGTTGCGTCCGTACTTGATAACGCCGTCTTGCTCCCAGTAATAACCCTTAATCAGGCCGACGCAATCCGTGGCAATCTTGCCTTGCGCGATATGCTTCTCATATTTCGCCTGATCCTTGTCTTTGTATGAGCCGGGATACTGTCGTTTTTTGCCCGCCAGCAGGGACGCCGTGCATTTGTTGCAATACGTGCCCCACCAATAGACATGCGTTTTCGCTGCGAAGATATCCTCGGCCCACTTTGCCAGCCCTGCGCCGGTTTTAGGCATTGCCATCACCGCCCGCGTCAGGCGTGTCGGTAGCGTTCGCGTCGATAAAGCCCTCGGCCAGAACGTAGGCGATAACCGACGCGCCTGCGAGAATCAGGCTTGTAATCTGCGTCGCAAGCTCTTCCGCGCCGCCGAAAAAGACAATCAGCATAGAGACAAAGCCAGCAACAGCCGTCCAGAATTTCCGAGAGGTCAACTTGCGTTTCCAGTCAATCATGTTGTTTTGTCCTCCTTATTCGTCGTTTCTATGCAAGTCCGCGACATGTTGTTCGAGGATCGCATATTGTCGTTCGAGCTTGTATGTGCGGTCGATAAGGTTGTTGTGCTTGTCGACCTTTTGTTCGAGTTGCTCTATGCGGTAGGTTGTGAGCTTGTTCGCCGCCAGAATACCTATCAGCGAACCAAGTACACTCCCCAGCGCGCCCACAATCGCCACAATCACAACGTCCGACAACCGCACCACATCCCCCGTATTTTCTTGCCTACATAATACAAAGCAGGGAGGCGAATTACCATAGCGCCAAATGTGCGCGGTTTGTGCGTCAAAAATGGCGCGATTTGTGCATCAATTGTGCGCGGAAAATTGCACCAACAGAAAAAGCCGCGAGGCGTCAAAGCCAAGCGGCGCAAAGAAAAACCGGGCTTTCGCCCGGCCTGCTGATTATTTGTTTTTTTCCATGTCCGCGCGAATCAATTCGCGGAGGTATTTTTGCACGTTCTTTTGTGCCTCAAGATGTTTGAGAAGGTCTTCTTCCGTGTGCCTGTTGACGTTCAGAACAAAACGTCGAATGTTCTCTTTGATATACTGCGCTTGCGACGCGTACTTCGTTTTTGTCAAGATTCCTCCACCTCCTGCGCGGCCTGCCCTGCGAGCTTTAATTGCAACTCTCTGATCGTCCGTTTCTGCTTTGCGTTCTCGTTTGCGAGTTGCCTAATCCGACCGGCGGCGTCGCGCGGAAGCGTGCAAATGCCTTTCCGCAGGTAATCCCCGTAGAGCGGGCACAACTTGCAAAAGCTCGCTTGCCCGTTACAATACCGCAAAGCCCCGATAAGCTGCTCGTTTGTCATTGCTTTCCCTTCCTGCCGGGGATTAGCCGCCCCGGCTCGGCGTTATGATTATCAGGCGAGTTTGAAGACGTGATACTTGAAGTTTCCGTCTTCGTCGTGCTTCGCTTCGACGATGGTCAGCTTTTCGAGGGCTTCGCTCATGGGGGAACCATACGTTCCGCGTACATACAGCCCCGCCGCTTCTGCCATGCGGAAGAAACATTCTCTTTCAATCGCGTTTGCAAAAGAGGGAAGTTTTTTGAATGTGCTCTTGATCCATTCTTCGCACCATTCTACTTTTATTGCTTTGCCCTGTTCGTTCTTCATTGTTCCCGCTTCCTTTCTTGACTTCCTGCCGCTGTTGTGGTAGAATCCGGGGGAAGGGAGAGGCGACCGGCGGCAGGTTTACCGGACGCCCCTCCGAGGTTTGGCGATTAGAGGCTGTCGAGGGCTTCTCTAATCGCCTTTTTGCGTTCTGCGATTCGCTCAAGCGTTTCGCGGTCGGTCGTGCAGCTTGTCAGTCGGTCGAGTTCGTCCAGCCTTGCGAGAAGGTCGGCGCGTCTTGCTTGCGTGTCGGTCATGTTGATAACCTCCGCTTTGTCGGTCGTTCGGTTCATGCTGTCACCTGCCTTTCTGTCGTCGGGCTTTTGTTTCCCTTGCCCTTTCGACACTCTTATTATATCATATAGTGCACTATATGTCAACAATTATTTTCAGAAAATTTGTTGTATTTTTACCACTTTTCGACTTTTTACTACAAAGAATCCTATTGCAATTTTCCGAATGGTTGTATTACAATGTATCCGATTTCCATTTCCCCGCCTGACGGCAAAAAGGAGGAATATTTGTGTCTGACGTCCCCGACGACGACCGGCTAACCAATCTCCGCGCCCTGCTTGTGCTTTTCGGTGAACGGTATATTCACGTAAGCACAGAACAAGCCCTCTTTGATTGCAAACATTCGCGCGATAACATGATCGCGGCATTCGTCGCAATTGTGAACGTCGCCGATGATACACCGAAGATAGAATGTATTGATAGAAGATAGAATGTGTTGATATATAAAAGCCCCTCCACCGAGGGGCTTTTTGCAATTTATGAATGTTAATTATTCATTTTTGCAGCTGCGTTAAGGCACGATCGCCGCCGAAACACAAAATAAAATGCAATAATCGCCGCGCATACATGCAAATAGCCGGGAATCGTCCCCGGCTTTTGCATTATCCACATAGTTATAAACAGCCCTGTTGATATTTACAACCCGCCGTCCCTGATATACTGATCGGTATATAGCATCATTGCCACGCGGGACAGCGCTCTTTTTTTGCGCCTTGAGACGGTCGACGTGTCGCAATCGTCTGCCGCCGCCGCCTCTTCGTTCGTCATTCCTTCGACGTATATGCGCCGGATTGTGTATTGTTCTTCGAGTGTGAGCGACGAAAGCGCCCGCGTGATCTTCGTTTCAAGCTCCCGCGTCTCTTTCCCGCCTTTCAATCCTGCGCGCTTGATTTCGCCAAAGACGCGCAGCGCCTTGTCTGCCTTTTGTATTGCCTCCACTTGCCGCGCACCTCCGACCCGTCTAATTTATCCCCGGAAAATATGAATCCGGTCGTCAATCCTTTTGCGCCACTTCCTGCGCCGTCTGACCTCGCGCGCCTTTTCCGCCGTCTGCGCCCCGGCATAGGATCGCGCCCGCGCTGCCGCTTTCTGTGCTGCAAACGCCTCCGCCTCGCGCCATTCCTCGCGCGTCAGGTCGTCCAGACGTGCTTCGTCTTCATATTCTACAAGCTCTTTAAGCTTTGCTATTGCCTCCGCGTTTGCCGCAAATGCCGCGAGAAACCCTCTAAAGGCTTCCCCAAGCTGCGCAAGAGCTTCGCCGATCTGTTCGGCAAGTTTCTTCACCGCTTCCACGAATTCCGGCGTCGGCGTCATATTTACCGTAAGCGTCGCCGTCTCTCCGACCTCTCCGACGCGCAAGAGGTTCATATATTTGTCGTCGATCTCTTCCAGCTTTTCGAGCTTGTATTCTTCAATTTCGTCTGCGACAATATAATTCATCGTTGCGCCTCCTGTTCGTCCACCTTCGCAGAGAGTTCTTCAAGCCTTTGCGCCGCCTCAAGCTTCAAGTCGCGGGCACACCCGAAACCGCTTGTCTTTTTGCATTCGTCGCACGGTTTCAGGAGTTGGGAAGGACGTCCAGCGCACGCCCGCAAGCTGCGAACAAGGTCTTTTGTCTTCATTCCTCCACCTCATGAATATAAACAGCGACGCAATCCTTTCCGGCAGGCGCTTCTAAAATGTGATCGTCGACGTCGACAACGTGCTTGCGGTCGTCGTTCTCAATGATCCCCGCTTTCTGCATAGCGTCAAGAATGTATTTCTTCGCGCTGTATATGTTGTCAACGTCCCGCGCCTTGCCGTGTTCGTGCCAGAAAAACGAAATTCGCACCGGCTTTGTGACCGGCCTGCATTCGCCCTTGTTCCTTGCCGACCTGATTGCCCAAATGATCGCCGTTTCTGTGTCTTCCTTGAAGCGCGCGCCTTTTGACCAATGCGAGCGGCATGCGTTTATGTAGTCATTCAAGGACGGCAAGCGCCCTTGTATTACAAATCTGTTTGCCTGCATCGTCTTTGTAATTCCTCCTCTTTTCGCTTTAATGCGCTAAAGCCTGCTTTCAGCGCGCGCATTGTGTTTTGATCGCGGAAGAGAAGCGCAGCCGGTTTGTTTACGTGGTATTGCAATATGCGTCCCTCCACCGTGTCGCCCCGCTGCTCTTCAAGCGCCTTTATTGCCGCCGCAAGCGCGGATAATTCGGCGTCGCTCTTTCCGTCCGCCGTGTGCCTCTCTGAAATAATCCGGTATATCGTGAATTGATATTCTTGCACGTCAAACAGGTCGTCAAATCCCCTTGCCAAGGCTTGCGCACCTCCCTTGTCGAATTTCCTTGACGCTGATCTCATAAGCGTCTATTGCTTCGATTTCTCTGTCGCCAATCGCCGCGAATAGCTCGCGGAAACCGCGCGCGTGAACCGTTACCGTGTCCCCGTCTTTCCATGTGATAACCGCTTCAATCATGTTTTTCGACCTTCTCTATTGGATTCATGAAAGCCTTATATTCCTCATAGCAACGCGCGCAGAGAATGGAATTATAGCCCACCGGTTGCCATCCGTCCGGCAAATCGCTATTACGTAAGTATCCGTAATGTTCGCCGTGCATGACTTTATCGTATGGCAAAACGACTTTGCCTCTGCATCGTTGGCATGTGTATTGAACCATCAATTCGCGCCCGTCGCTTTTTGTTTCAATGCTCATTGTCAGCCCTCCACCGTCAGAACGGAAGGTCGTCAGCGGGAACGGTCTCGAAACCGCTTTGCTGATCCACAGAACCGACCGTCGGTCGGTTTTTGTTTTCGTTCTTTGCAAAACCGACTTCCGGTCGGTTTTCCTGCTGGATTGCCTCGCGCTCTTGCGCCATGTAGGCCGCTTCTCTTGCGTCAGCGCTTCCGGCGGGCTTGCCCAGGAATTCAACCTCAATCGCCGAAACGTCCATCACGGCGCGCGCGTCGCCGTTTCTGTCGATATAGGCGCGAGCGGAGACCGTTCCCGCGACGCAAACCTTGCTGCCCTTGTCAAGATAGGTCATGCAGGCGATCGCTTTGTTATCCCATACGGCGACCCGGAAGAAGTCAGCCTCGCGCCGCTCCTGTCCTGCCCGTTGCGGGCGATTGACGGCAACCGTGAAATTGCAAACTTGCCTGCCGTCGCTTGTTCCTCTTGATTCGGGCTTGTCGCAAAGGTTGCCCGTGAATATCAGTTTTTGCATTGTCCTTCCTCCTGCTTCTTTGTGTATGGTATCAAGCCGTCAACGGCATAAATTCCCTGTTTTCGGTCGACCTTCTTCCGCGCAACTCTTTGCAGCGTGACGACCTGTTGCCCGTTGAAGCTGTACGGTTCAGAAATGGCCTTGAGCGGGGCGTCGGGTTCTCGCCAATAGGCCACAACGTCGCCGCGCTTTATTGCCATGCGCCCCCCCCCTTATTCATCCTGCAAGCCCTCCTTTGCTTCGTCGATAATGCCGCTTCTGTCGACGAATTGCTCGACGACGCCGTCGTTGCAAATATCGCGCATCGGGCAATAGCCGCACCCGAATTTCCCGCTTGTTTCGGCGCACCCCCTGACAAGGGTTGCAAATTCCTTCACCGTGCAAACGATTTTCATTGTCTTCGCTCCTTTCAAATGCCCAGCAAGGCACGCGCTGCCGCGCTCTTGTCGAGGGCAACGGCCCGACGCCTGCCGTCGGCCTTGACGTAGACCGGAACGCACATTTCGACGATTCTGTCAAATATGCGGCGTTGCTGCATGTCCTGCGCGTTGCTTATGTCTGCAAGCGTCAAATTCGTCGTAACGATCAAAGGCAAGTTTGCCTTGTATCGCTGATTGATAATGTCAAAAGCCAATTCCGCCGCCGTCGGCGTTGTCTTCTCGAATCCTATGTCGTCGAGGATCAACAGCGGCGTTTCTGCGATAGTGCGGAGAACATACGCTTTCTTTGCCCCGAAATCCCGTTGCATTTCGTCCCGTAAAGCCGGGATTGTTGTCATGAGAACCGGCGCGGAATGCGTGTTGCCCTCATTGATCGCCTTTTCAATGATCGCGTTTGCGATACAGCCCGCAAAGAACGTCTTGCCGCCTCCGACGTCGCCGTGAAGCAAAAGGCCGATATTCTTCTCGCGCATTTCGTCCCACTTCTCCACATAGCGCCGCAGGAAAGCCCCGCTTTCACGGTCTGCGCCGTCGTCCCCGGAAAAGGTCGCTTTCTTCGCGCGTTCGTCTTCGATGCCGTCTTGCATTTCCCGCAAGAGCAAGGCACGCTTTGCCTGCTTGCGGCAAAGGCAATCAATCGCGGCGACGTATTCTTGCCCGCCTGCCGTTTTGCGGCGCTCCTGTTTAAGCGTGTGACACTTGCCGCAGCGCATGAGACCGTCGTCGCCGGCGTAGGGCGGATACGTGGCAGACAGCAAGGTCATTTCTATTTCGAATCCTGCCGCGTAGTTGCGTTCTCGTTCAGTCATTTGCCAAGCCCTCCCCATATTTCATGCTCGCAAGGTCGCGGACGGCAACCGTTGCAAGGCGTTCCGTCAATCTCTGCCGCGCCGCAAACACCCCGGCGCAGTTCTTCGCCGTCCTGCCTTCCGCCGCCAAGGTTGCGGCTTGTAAGATAGTCGCGAAGAGCGGCGATATTTTCTTTTTCTTCCGGTGTTTGCTGCCGTTTGTCGATGCTCTGCAAGGCGCATCGAATGCCCCGCAACTCCCTCTCGATGCCTACCAGCGCCCGCGCGACCCGTTCGTCGTAGTAGCTCATTCTTTGCCGCTCCCTTCGTCGTCTTCCACAAGATAGATTTTCAACAGGTCGTCGCCTGCTTCAAGGCCGATAACCTCCGCATTGAGAGCGTAATCGTTCAGGCAGGCGCGGAGGCTTTCGCCGCTACCCTGCAAGGTGATGCCGTCCAGCAGAATCATCACTTCCGCCGTATCGTGGATAATCCCCGAAAGCCTCTTGAGCGTGATTTTCATTGTCTGCCCCTCCTTTCTTCGCGGGCTTTTGCCCACATTGCATACGCTTCGGGTACTTCGCTTTTGACCGACGAAAGCGCGCTGACGCCCCCGGCAATGAATGTCGCAAACAGGATCGCCAGCAGGCCGGCCAGCCTTAACACGAAATCAATCATTTGTCAAACCCTCCTGACTTTCGCATATATCGACGATATGTTCGCATAATAATGCCGGTATGCGCGACCGATCCTTTGTACTTTCACGTTACAACCTCCCTTCAACAGATTCGCCGCCCCGGCATGCGCCGGATAACCCTCGAAAGATAATCGTTGAATTCTGCGTTCTCGCAGTTTTGTTCCCGCAATTCCTTGCACTTCTCATTAAAGGCCGCGTATGCCTCACAATCTCCATGACAGCCCGGCGAGCGCTTTTCGCAGTCTTTGCAAGGCGCTTTTGCGTGCGTTATGGTTATCGGTCTACCGTGTGCCATTTTTGCAAATGCCTCTCTTTCGCATTCTTTTGCCCCTTCCTGCCGTTTTGCGCCTCCGGTCGACTATTTACCCATCCGAACCCCTACAAGCGGCAGGAGGCGGCAAAACGGCCTATTTCCCGCAAATCTGCTTTGAACGTTACCAGCCGAACCCGCTTGCATGTCCGCCTTGAGCATGTTCGGTCTCTGTTTTGACCCTGTTGCGGTCGTCTTTCCATGCGCCGGGCTTTTTCTTCTCTGTGTTCTCCCATGTACGGACGCAAGCTTTCCAATCCGTGATTTTCGTCTTGCCTCTGTACCATTTCGCCGCCGAATAGTAGTTGTGGAAACGTTCGGCGTCTATGCCGTTTTTGCGTTCTTCGCAATACGCTCGCACTTCCTCCACCGTTGGGGGAATAAAACGACCTTTCTTTTCCTTGGGGGGAGTGTGTGTGGTTTCGGTGGGCTTGCCCTCCGAAACGCCGTCTTCTCCCTCTCTCTCTTTCTCTATCTCTATATCTTTCTCTATCTCTATATCTATCTCTGTGTTACACTCTGTTACACCTGCGTTACAATGTAACGTTTCCGGCGCAGGGGGAAGCGCCGCAACCTCTTGCGCTGCAAGCCTTTGCGCCTCTTTTTTGCGCTCTCGCAAACGTCGAACGCGTTCCGTCGAGTCCGCTTCGCTGCCGATCCGCTTCATAGCTTCCGGGAGAGCGAATTCCCGTTCGTCCACTTGCTCGATCAATCCTTGTTTCTGCAAGTACATAAGCGTAAACAGCACATTGTCTTCGTCTTCGTCGATCGTGAGCGCGAGTTCTTCCGCGAAGGTCTCTTCGACGCCGTCAAAATAGAGCTTGCCGCCCGTTTTCAGGCTCAAAAGCTGCATTTTGAGATAGATAATCGTATACGTGTCGCCGCCGGCAATCCGGCGCAGCTTCTTCATTTTCGGCTGCTGAAAGAAATCGTTCATCAGCTTTAACCAGAAGTATTTTTTAGCCATCGGAAGCGCCTCCGTCCCCCTTCATTTTTGCGCCGCAGTTCGGGCAGTATAGGCCGACCGCGAGATATTCGTCGCTTGCTGTAAGCCATTCACCGCACGCGCTGCATGTGCACGAGCGCGCGGGACATGTGGGATCAACCGCATCCCACCCGACCGGCTTGCCGAAATCATCCACCCATACACCGCGCTGCATAGGTTCGCGCGCGTCGCGTTTCCGCTTCTCTTCCTCCAATTCAGCCGCCAAGGACAAAAGAGCGTCCGCCGCCTTGTCAATCAGCGCGCGGCAAACCGGGCTTTCGTCGGCTGCGCCGTTCCGCAATTCCTTGATAACCTCCGAAACGTTCATTTCTCCGCGTCCTCCTTCATCTTCGCGCCGCAATCGGGGCAATGGCGCGGCAAAAGTGCCGGATCGTCTGTACCATCGTCGACACAATACCCGCACTCCGAGCAATACCACACGTCATATACGGGATAGCCGTCCGCGTAGCCGTCCGCCTCTCCTTGCCACCGCCCATGTACCACGGGCACGGCGTCGATAGTGGGGGACGCTTTTACCTTCGCGAGACATTCGGCAAGAGTCGCTTTTGTGAGGTAGTCCAATGGGTTTGCGTTTGCATAATTCATTTCTAACCATCTTTCCAGCGTGTCCGCGTCAATCAACCGCATTTCGCTGCCACCTCCTGCGCGTCCCGTTCTGCCTGCTTCTTCGCCGACCATGCTTCGAGGTCGACGCCGTGGGAAATGGCTTGACGCCCGAACCATGCAAGCGCCGGTTTGATTTCCTTCTCAATGATCCGTTCCCGCTCTTCCGTCGTAAGCTCCGGATGATGTACCCTGACAATCGCGTTTCCGTAAACGCCCGTTACCGTTCTCATGCTGTGCCCTCCTTCATGATGTTTCACGTGAAACAATTAAATTGTACAATCCATCTAAAATGGACTATCAGTCAAAAAAAATAGTCCATTCGACGCCGAAATACTTCGCAAGCTTCTTCGCCAGCTTTACGGACGGATTGTTGACGCCAATCTCGATCATGCTAATCGTCGTATTGGATACATTGACCGCGTCCGCAAGGGCCGTCTGCGTGATGCCGCGCGCCTCTCGTAGCTCTCTCAATTTCACAGTCTCACCCCTCTTGTGCGTTTCTTCACATTCCATTTTAATTGGAGTGTCCAATCGTGTAAAGAGTTTTTTTGTATTTTGCATAAATTCAGCACATTTTAACAATGCAATATTCCCGTATTTTGTCCACTTTATCCATAACGATTGACATATTCATTTATAATGGATATAATTTTAACAAATAGAGGGGGTGAAAAAATGGGCAACGCATTAGGTCAACGCCTGCGTGCTTTACGTTTTGAGTACAACGAAACACAAAGACAGCTTGCCGAATTGCTTGACATAAAAAACACGACATATAGCGAATATGAGCGCGGCAACGTATTGCCGCCATACGACAAACTAAAGAAGCTTGCCGAGCATTTCGACGTATCTGTCGAATATCTCATGGGAGAATCAAGCTTTCGGAAGCCAACAAAGCCGCACGGCAAGGCCGACGTCGATATGCTGAATATCAATAACGTTGTTCGGCTGCTGCTCGACGAATTGAGCGACAAAAGCGCGCCGGTCAACGTCGACGGCGCTCCGCTTGACAATGTCGGGCGTGATATGTTATCGAACGCGCTGCAAAACTGTTTGAATATTGGAGAAATGGTTGCAAAGCAATCGGGGAGGCAATAAAGGACAAAGAGAGATAAACAGGGGGAGGAAAAACAATCATGTATAACATGTTATATTCGCTAAACGTGCTCAACACGCTATCTATTGACGAAATACTCATATATTTAAGAAAATCAAGGCAGGACGACCCGAACGAAACGGTCGAAGAAGTTCTCTTTCGCCACGAAACGCAACTTCAAGACTTCGCCGTCAGGACGTGGGGCGCGAGGATACCAGAAAGCAATATATATCGCGAAGTCGTCAGCGGTGAGACGATCGACGACCGCCCGGAAATAAAAAAAGTCATTGAGCGAGTGCAGGACAGCAGAATAAAAGCCGTCCTTGTTGTCGAGTGTAGCCGCTTGACGCGTGGCGATATGCTCGACCTCGGCACAATGGTTCATATATTGCGCTACACTTCAACGATTTGTATAACGCTGGATCGCTATTATGATCTTGAGGACAAGCACCACCGCAAGGCATTTGAAGACGAATTAAAGCGCGGCGGCGAATTCCTTGAATATACAAAAGAAATCTTGGTTCGCGGCAGACGCCTTTCGGCTTCGTTGGGATATTGGGTACAATCAAACGCGCCGTATGGTTACGACCGCGAAAGGCAGAAGAATCGAAAATATATCCTTGTGCCGAACGACGACGCTCCGACTGTGCGCATGGTCTTTGAGTGGTTTGCGGACGGCGTCAGCAAATACGAGATTGCAAAGCGATTGTCAGATTCCGGCGCAAAGCCCGTTCGAAAAAATACGCAAAGATGGTCTATATCAACGGTAGAATGGATGCTAAAAAACGACGCGTATATCGGAATTGTCCGTTATGGAGAAACAAAGAGCATTCGCGTTTATGAAAATGGCGTTCTAAAGAAAAAAAGAGTTGCCGCGCCAAAGTCCGAACACATAATGGCGAAAGGCTTGCACGTTCCAATTATTCCGCCGGAATTGTGGGAACGAGTGCAACAGCGTATCGGAAATTGTGACAAAACAAGGTCAGATTATGAGCTTGCAAACCCGTTCGCGGGCCTGCTTGTTTGTAAAAAATGCGGGCTTATGATGCGAGGATCAGGGAAAGGCGCGGGAAGAAATAAGCGCCGTTTGGTTTGCTCCATTGCTCCGCAATGCTCGACGAAATCGGTTGACCTGCACGAAATGATCGAGGCGTTTCAAAAGGCGCTATATGCTAACATTGAAGCCGTCGAAGAAAAAGTAAAGACGGGCGCGGAAAGTAGTCGCGAGGCGAAAGAAGCGCAGCTTGCAGCACTTGAGACGCGTTTGAAGAAGCTTCAAGACCAAGAGGAAAACCAATACGACCTATTAGAGCGCAAGGAATACACGCCGGAAGTATTCAACCGCAGGCATTCAAAGCTTGTTAAGGAAATGGAAACCGTGCGGGAGGCAATCGAAACAGCACGGGCAACAATGCCGGAAGTGATTGACTATGAAGACGCCCTCGTCAGACTGCACGCCGCCGTCGATGCTATGGACAATCCGGACGTATCCATGCTTGAAAAAAATATGATCCTAAAGACCATAATCAGCCGTATCGAATATACGCGCGAAAAAGGTATAAGGAACAATCCGTTTGAGCTTGACATTTTCTTGAAGCTCTAATATTTTTAGAGTTGAACATACATCATCAACAGTCCTATTCATCGGATTGTAGATGATGTATGTTTCTTTTATCGCTTCTGAATAGTGCGATTTTTCCACATTTTGCAGATTGATAGAATATTTGTTCGCGTCTATAATGTTTATATGTCCAAAGGAGGAATGCCAATGTCAGACGCCGACAAACTAATCATTATGCAATCGCTATTATGCCTGTTTGGTGATCGTTATATTCACGTAGACGACGCGCAGGCTCTTCATGATTGTAAATACCGCCGCGAGGAAATCGTGAGCGCATACGCCGCAATTACAGCAATATTAAACGACTACATAGACAGACAAGAATATAAAGAAGCATGCTAATATAGCCGGGGAATTTTCCCCGGCCTTTTTTTGTCAGTCAATTAGCCAACTTGTCGAAATGCAAATAACGTCACCAGACGACGGCGCGGCGTTTCCTGCCGATCGGAAGACAACAGCACCGCTTGTCTCGATGAACATTCTTGCCGCGCGAGTGTTTCCGCCGTTCGTATTGCTACAAAAGCCCGTATATGCGTGCCCGCCCATTGTCGGCCTGTATCCCTCGGGAATGGTCGCAAGCTGCACTTCGTTCGCGGCAACGCTTGTGCACAAGCCGCGAAGGAAAATGGACTTTCCAACCCTCCGCAGGCGCGCCGTCCAATTCACATTAGAGGTCGCACCGCTTTCCCACGGAATTTCAAGCCATCCGGAATCCGCCTCAAGCTCCGTAAGGCGCGTCCGCAATGCCGTATTTTCTTCAAGCAATGTCGCCAAAGTCTCCGACGTCGTCGGAATTTCGTCCGGCATGACCGGCTTGTATACCTCCACATTAACGACCGCATTCACTTCGACGCCATTTGTGAGAACGACCGTTTTGTTGCTCTTGTCGACGATGTATTCGACGCCCTGCGACATATGAAAGCCGTTGACGTACACGTTGACAATATCAAGCTCCGGTTCGTACGCGGCGACGTTAATCGGAACAATTTTTGTATCATTTACCGGCGCGCGATAGACGCTTGATAGCAATTTGAGAATCGGCGCGTCTGTCAGACTGCGCACCCATCCACAATACCACGCATTTTCTCGAAGGTCTGTTATATTTTCCGCGACGATAGACGTCGCCCCGGCGGGGACGTAAATCATTGCAAGCGCAAGTTCGTGAATCGTTTCCGTCCGTACCGGCGCAGGTTCTACCGGCGACCCGGCAGGCGTGCCAGGAACAACCGCGAGAGAGATAGAGCGAACATTGTCCGACATATCAAGCCGGACGACGACGGTATCAAAGCGAGGCAACGCGGCGTTTGCTGTGCTGATTGTCAACGTTTCCGGCGTCTCCTGCCTGAACCATTGACAGTCAATCAAGCCCGCGCCCGGCGAGACCGTCAAGGCCATGCCGCCCGCCGCTGTCACCCTCATACAGTCCGCAATACTCTTGTAAAGACCGCTCGAAAGGATATGTTCGAAATATCGGCTAATATCCCGCGCGTTATATTTGCGGTCGCCGTTTTTGCTGTTAAAAAAACCGCTTTCCATTGCCATTTTTAGCCCTCCAATCCTTCAAACGTGTTTGTCGTAGAGTATCCGGCTTCGTCCCAGAATTCAGAGACGGCAATAATCCGCGAATCCGCTCGAATGCCGTATTCGTTGACAACCGTCGCAATGTCGCCGACCGTGTAGTCGACGTCAAGCGTGAACGTGTTTACCGTGTCAACCTCGCCGCTGAAAGCCTCCACCGCCTGCGCCTCCGCCAACTTCTCCGCGCCGCGTGCCTCAAGCTGCGCCGTGTAGTCGTTCGCGGTAATCTCGCCGTCGTTGGTGGACATGTCGCGCGCGTCGACGAATAGCTCGCGCCGTTTCAGGCCGGACGCTGCGCCATAGACTGCGCGCTTTCTCGTTGCCCCTTCGCCCTCGCCTGCGACAAGAGCGACGTTTTTATGCTTCGAGACGTCGAAAGCGTAATTCGTTGACAACAGGTTTTCAAATTCCGGCGAGAAGATAACCGGCGAATTGATCGTTTGACCCGCTCGCCGATCCTTCCCGACGTAAAGCTCTACGCGCAATTTGATTTCCGTCCTGCTGTCGCTGACGACGCGGAAGCCCATCCCATACGCCGCGCATATGGATTCGACCGCCTCAAGCAGGTTTGTTCCTGTGTGCTGCGCGCTGATCGTAGCCGCCAGCACGTCCGGGACGTCCATCACAAGCGGCAATTTTCTATCCGGGTTTGATGGATTGATTGCATTCTCGTTTATGAGCTTGTAAATCGCCCGATCTACGCGGCCCGTGAGTGTGGTTTGCTGCCATACAACGCGCCTATCAAGCAGGCAGGCGGCAGAGCGCCCCGTGATCTTGACAAAGTCGCCCTCTTCTGCATCTGTCGTCAATTCCAACCGTTCGACGACCATGACAGAGTTATCGCCTTGCCGCGTGATATAGTAGTCTTCTGCAATCATGTCGAGAAGTTCCGCCGTTGCAGGCGTGTAAATCTCGAAGTCGCCCGGTTTGTTATAACTCCGCGTGCAAATGGCGCTCGTAGGTTCTTCGATAATGCCGATCCAGACGCCGCCAGAATCGTAAATATTGAAGTCCATACATCACACCCCGACAAATAGATTGTTATGCTCCACGCTGACAGACATTGCCGCTGCTCCTTCGTCGGCGGTATAGGCGATATAGTTATCGCCGACCGCCATTTGTAGCCACGACGACCCGTCTGCCATCCTGTGCAACGCATTGACCGTCACGCCCGAGCTTTTCGTGATCGTCAAGCGCTTGTTTCCGGCGTTGGTATTGATCGTCACCAAGTCGCCCGCTTCAAGCGTGCCCGTGATCTTGAAAAATTCGTTCGTTACGGCGTTGTAAATGTTCGCGCCCGTGACAGCGGATTGCGCAAACACGCGGAAAATCGCGCCGGTTGACACGTCGCCCGAATTGTGCACGTTGACATATCCGCTGCCGTCAAGCGTCGAGAATTCCGCGCCCTCTTCCTCGATAGAAAAGGGAAATTCGAACATGTCGACCGTGTCCGTAATATCCTGCACGATAGCTTCAATCGCGGAGAGATACGGAGACGGGCAGAGAATAGAAATCAGATTCGAGCTTGTCGCCGTGAATTGATTCGGTTCGTTTGATTCGACGTAACCCTCTGCATACACCTCGCGCGTGCCGTTGGCATAATACAGCTTGACAAAGCTTTTCGGCGCAAGATATTGATATAGTCTGATTCGGTTTTGCTCGACGTTGCCGTTGATATAAACCGTCAAGACGATATTGCGCGCGCCCGCTCGCGAGCCGTTGTATTTCTCGCCGTCGACCATGCCGCGCGAGCTTGTGATGATGTTTGCGCCGACCGCGCCGAGGCCCGTATATTTCACTTTGTAGGCGCTGTGAAAGCCTGTGAGCGTCAGACGCTTGCCGCCCTGTCGCTCGACCGTGATCGTATACATTTAAGCACCTCCGACGTGAGCAAGCGCATTGTGCGTCTGCCGGTAAATCTCGCGACGGGAGAGCGCGAGCGGGCTGTTGTTGGTCTGATTGAAAATGATCGTCTTTCCGCCAACGCCGCCAGACGCGCCGCCAAAGGACGGATTCACGTCCACAGAATCAAGGCCGGATTTGACAAGTCCTTGCATTGCCGACGCCATAGTGCGACGACCGTTCTGCAATGCTTTGACGTAGCCGGCGACAAGCTGTTCGCCCTGCCATTCCGTTTCCGTGGAAGGGGAGTGGATGCCGAACAAATTCTTGATAAAGTCGAGCACGTTGCCGACCCATCCGGAAATCTTGTTTTTGATCCATTGGAAAGAACCAGAAATACCATTCCACAAGCCGGAAACAAGGTTTCTGCCCACGTCGAGCAATTTGCCCGGCAGGGAGGTCACGCCGTTCACGATGGAAGAAACAAGGTTGCCTGCTGCCTCTTTGCCCTTCGCGACCATGTTCGCGCCCCATTGCCCGATAGACTGCACCGCGCCAGAAATGGCGGAGGCGATTTTGCCCGGCAATTCTTTGAACCACGTCGTCACGCCGCTAATCGTCTCCGAGACTTTCTTCTTCGCGGCCTCATAGACATTTTTGCCCCACGTGGTCACCTTCTGCACCGCGCCAGAAATGGCGGAGGCAATCTTGCCCGGCAATTCTTTGAACCACGTTACCAAAGACGTAAATTTGTCGCCGATCCACTTGACGGCCTTTGTGACCGCGTTTGTGATCGTGTCCCAAAGGCCGATAAAGAAATTCCGGAAGCTCTCGCAATTGTTCCAAAGGCCGACAAATGCCGCCACAAGGCCAGCAATCGCCGCCACAATAAGAACAATCGGATTCGCGAGGAAAGTCGCATTCAGGAGAGCAAACGCCTTTGTAACGCCGTTGATAATGCCTTGAATCGCGAGCGCCGCCGCCAGCACGCCGAACGCAACGGCAATTCCCGTCACAATCGGTTCAATGATAGGCAGGTTGTCAAGCGTCCATTGCACAATTTCGGTAATGATAGGCGCAACCTTTTCGAGGATCGTCGCGCCGAGGTTTGTCAAAGCGGTCTGAATCGGTTCGATAGCCGCACCGACGGACGCCATTGCATCATTTACGCGGAATTGCGCCTTTTCCGCCTCCACCAAGTCGGCGTTATTCTGCACATAGGCGTCGTGTACGTCTTTCAAGCCGCTTTCGGCAAGCCATTGCATCACGTATTGCTGTTTCGACGCCTCTGTCGTGCAACCGGCAAGCCCTTCGTTAAAAGCTTCGAGGTTTCCGCCCGTTCGTTCGATAAGTTCGGCGAACGGCCCGACCGCCGTACCGGTCGCAAGAGTTTCTTGCAAGCCCTCCGCAATGCCCTCGAATTTGACGCCGTCGAATTTTGTTGCAGCGCCCGAAAGAGCGTCAGCCGCGAGCACGATTTGATCGGTATTAAGGCCGGAAGCCATGAGCATATTTAGACCTTCCATTGCTGCATCTGTTTCGCCTGTGACAGACGCCACGTCTGCAAGCTTGCCTTTCACCGTGTCCATGTTGACGCCTGCGTCGGTCGCGTTTTGCGCAAGCTGTGCCATTTCGCGACGATATTCCCGCGTAGCTTCTGCCGCGTTCATAATCGAATCAATAGCGCCGGAAATGACGTTGCTGATAAAGTCCGCGACGACGTCTTTGAAAATCGTCCAGCCGTCGCCCGCTTCCTTTGCGTCTTCCCCGGCTTGCTTTGCAGCGTCGCCCGCTTTCTTGACGTCGTCCGCTGCGTCGCCTGCGCTTGCCTCGACCTCTTCAAGCTTCTTCGCGAATTTCGCATGATCCGCCGCCGTTTTGTTTACGACGGCCTGTTGATTGTTAATCTTCGTTTGGAGGTCGACCGCTGCCGCGCTGTTTTCGCCCTGCTCCGCCGCAACTTTCCGATATGCTTCCCGCAAGACGTCGAGCTTGCGTTCTTCCGCCTGCTGCACGGTAGCCAACTGCGAAAGCTTTGCTTTCAGGCCGTCCGTACTGCTTGCCCAATCATCCATACCGGCAGAGACGGCCTTGAATTCGCTGTTCGCGAGCTTCGTCGCGCGCGTGGCCTCCTGCATTGCCGCTTTGAAATCGGTTATGTCGGCATTAAACCGCAATGTAGTGTCGATCTCTTCGCCCGGCATGCTCTTTCACCTCTCTTGTTAGAAGAAATCGTCGCCAGCTTCGACAAGAATGCGCCCTTTGTTGTCCACCCGCTGCCCGTTCTGCGTTTTCGGCTGCGTAATGATTCGGCGATACAACAGGAAGACGTCTTTCGCGCGCTCTCTGCGAACCGCGAACGGCGTCAAAGCCGGATAAATCTTGCAAAGCGTGTTCGTCATATCAAAAAGAGTTTGATATAACGTTAGCTTGCTATCGACGTCTTTGCCCTTGTTACCGTTTGCGAAAGGCAAGCGTCTGAATTTCGCTCAAGCTGTACTTTGCGACGGAAATAATCACGTCGACAATCTCGATCGTGGTCGTCCGGCGCAACTCTTCGTCGGTCAGGCCGTCGAAAATATCCTTCAAAAGGGGATAGATAACGTCCTTGCGCGACCGCAGCAGGCGAGACACAGCGGAAAGCATGCTGTCTCTGTCGCTGCCGGTCATGGCCTCAATGTCGAGCGCGTCGAGCAAGTCTTCGACGACGCCGTGCATGACAGCATAGTCATTCGCTCGATAGGTCTTTTCGATGCTCCTGTCTTTGTTGTAAATGTTAAGCTTCAATTCCATGTCTACGCCTCCTGTCTTTTGAAGCAGGGGACGGCGAGCCGCCGCCCCCTGTTGTTATTAGGCCGTCTTCGCCTTGAGAGTGTCGGGCGTGGTCACGCTTGTAAAGAACGCGTCCACGTTCGCAAGGTTTTCGCGAGTGTCCACGACAAGGCCCTTTGCCGTGCCCTTCTCCCAAGTGGAAGTTTCGGCGTTATACTTGCCCTTGGCGAATTTGTGGGTAGTATGAATGCCGGTAAAGGTCAAAGTCGTGCCGGTAGTGTCCGTGCCGTCGTTCTCGGTCGAGTTCTCTTCGTCCGGAATGGCAAACGCGCCCTTGAAGCGCCAGACATAGCGATACTTGCCGTCCGTGCCCTTCGTGCGATAGCCGAGAGCGAAATAGCGCTCTTCGCGTTCGCCGTCGATCATTGCGCCGGTCGTCTTGTCGTAGCTCTTGCCGATAAGTTCGGCGAGAGTTTCGAGCGGGAGGGCGGTCACGTCGATTTCGATTTCGTCCGCGCCCTCGGAATTGACAACAAACATAGGCACGTTGTCATAATATTCGGTCGCGCTGCTGCTCTCGACCGTCTTGCCGATGCGGGCAACAGGCGCAAGGGGCTTGACTCCGCCGGTCTGATAGCCGCCCTGCTCTTCGTTGTCGTCCTTCGTCACCCTTGCATAAACAAGGCCGTCGACGCCGCGATACTTGAAAAATTTCGCCATCTGTTATACCTCGCTTTCGAAATAGTCGATTTTATAGGCGACAATGCGCCGCCCTGTGTGCGTTGGTTCGTCGCTCTGCACGTCTTCGCCCGCGCCGTCGACGATCCACCCCGCCGACAACAAACGCTTGATAAGCTCTTCTATTTCGCTCTCGACCAAATGCGGATTATCGCTATAAAAGCCGATTGCAAACGTCCAGATTATCGCGTGCGCCTTGTTGTCGTAGTATTCGGAGAATGGCGCGCTTTCACAAAGATACGTAAAGAACGACGACGGATAGACAGTATCGGCAGGCATTTCGTGCATTCGCCAACAGGGAAAGCCGGTTGCCTCGATAATGTCGAAAAGCTCTTTTCTCGCGCTCATACGTCACCCCCTCGTAATCTCTTGCAATGCCTTTTCCATCTCCTGCCGCTGGATCGTGGCGACCTCGCGTTTTGTTTTCGCGCTGAACGCCGCCCCCTTGAGCTTTGTATCGGGTTTCATTTTCGGCGTTCCCCACATAAGGAAGATTGACGGAAGACCGCCGTCGCCGATATTGAAACCGATATTGATATGCGCTTTTAACTCACTTTCCCACACCACGCCGCCCGCCTTGTCGAGCGATTCTTTCGTGTCGCCGCTCTGCACGTGGCGACGAATACCCGCTTCAAGGTTTGGCGTGATATAGTCGTGCGTCGCTTTCAAGGCGCGGTCGGCTGCTGCTTGCAGGTTTCCGCCTGCCTTTTCCAGCTTTTCGGCAAGCCCCGCCATTTCCTCGAAGTTGAATGCAAGCTTCGATTTTTTAGCCATTGCCTTTCACCCGCCTACACTTGCAGACAAGATATTGACCGCGCATTTCCCAATTTTCCGGTTCGTTTATAATTTCATAAACAGCGCCGGTTGATAGGATTTTGACGCGACAATGCGGTTTGATATCCGGCCTGAACCACGTCGTCAAAACGACAGTATCTTCAATGACAAGCAGGTCGTTTGACACGCGTTCCGTGCCGCCGTAGCTCTTGACGTTTGCGAAGAATCTCGCGCCGTCTGCCGGATATTCGCGCACCTCGACGCCGTTGACTTTCGATTTCGCCGGAACAAGCAATTTGCACGCCGTTGTCATTTGTGCCGCTGCGTTAGGTCTGCGCATTGTCTGCACCCCACTTCAAAGCAAGCTGCGCTGCGCGTTCCCTAAAGTAGGGAGACAAGGCCGTTCCGCCGCCCTCGTAATTCCACAAGTCAGACACGCCGCGCGCTACCACGCCGCCGCATTGACGCGCCTGCGTGACGCTTTCCGGAACGCCTGCGTCCTGCAAGTATCCCTGCACGTCTTCAATGTACGCGCTGATAACTTCGTCGTGATATTCGCCCGTAATGCCGAGGCATGCTTTCACGTGTTCGAGCATGTTAAACTCTGCCATTGTCTCACCCCTCAAGAGAAAGCGGCGCGGCGGTTATACCGCGCCGCCGGATTGTTAAGCGCTCTTCTTGACGACGACAAAGCCCTTGTCGACCACGACGTCAGCGCCGATCTGCGCGTCGCCGTTGATGCCCAGCATACCCTGATCGGCGAAACGCTCTTCGAGCAAGGTCACCTCGTAGGGGCTGAAAAGGTCGAGTTCGCAGCAATGAGGATTGCCGTAGAACATAGTCACAGCGGCGGCGGCGGTACCGGAAGCAGACAGGGCT